ACCAAGCAGGATGAATTAACCGCAATAATTATAATAAGTATTTTTACTCAAGACAATTTGTCTTGTCCCTCAAAGTCGAATCGGTCTATGATGCATTTGTCACTTGCATAGGAGAACCACACGATGCAAACCACCCTAAGCCCAGCTTCTCTTGCTTTGTTTCTTGAATATGCAAAAGACGCTGAGAATTGGAACGGACAACCCCTAGTCGGCGGTAATGTTGCCACAACACCACAAGACAAGGGCTATTTGACCCAATTAAAGACTGCAGGCCTTATCAGCACGTTTAAAGAAGACGACTGCGTCTGGCTTGATTTTACCGAAGCAGGCAAGGCGCTGGCCTTGCAACATAACATTGCTATTTAACAGGAGAACCACATGCTTACCTTACAAATTCAAAAGAACGACACTTTCTTTCGCTCCATTGTTCGTGAGAATGATACCATCCTCGATGTTTGCGATTTTGATGACGCTGAACAGGCGCAGGACTATGGTTTGAAGTGCCTTGAGGCCGAAGCAGGCGAGCGGGCTAACCGTATCGCTGAATTAACCATTCGCTTCCGCGAAATGCACCAATAACCATCCAGCAACAGGAGACGGCGAAAATGATTTACGTCAACATGACCGACAAATTTTTGAGTGGCTGGGGAAAAGCAAGCAACCAGCCTGCCCATTTGTCTATCCTCTGCGATAACTGGGAACAGGCTGAGGCAATCGAAAAGGCAGCGCATGAGCGTCCTGAAATGGTTCGCGTTGCCACATCTAACCATCCTCGGCGCAGCGATGGTTATCTGACCGTCAAAACATTCGCTGATATGGGCGCAATTTGGAAACAATACTACAATCCCAAAGTGGCCTGACAGCCAGTCGGGAGCCGACGGGATCGGCTCCCCTCTGGTTGCCAATGGTTGGCAGCCTTAACAGGAGAACCACGAAATGCTGAAAGAATATCAAAACATCTCTAAACCTACTTGGACGCCTTGGGGCCGTCCTGACCATGCCGAGGAAGTCTTTGCTGGTGTCTGGTCGGTCTATACTCCCAGCCACGGCGGTTTTTACGTCTCTGCCGAGCGGCGCAAAGATATGAACCAAAGCCTTCTTGCCTTGGGATTTAATGGGCAGGCATCGAAAGGATGGTTTGAGGAGGATTGTGACTGGTGCATGGTCGCGCTTGCCTTCCCTGATGAGTGGCGTCAATGGCGTGGCGAACGGGCTGCGGATGATCTGGAAGCAGCCGAGCGCACACTTCAGCAATGGATTTTACCAAAACGGGGGCAAAAATGATGAAGATAACCATTGATATTTTGGAATTAGTCGATCTTCAGTCGGCTTTAAGGCGGGCCGAACACTACACAAACGAAGTTCTTTCGTGGGCTGAAGACAGAAATTTGCCCAAGTCGGTTGAGATTTATAAACTCGATTTGGAAAGATATTCGGCTTTGAGCAAAAAATTAGAGGCGGCATTTGATGAAGCCTATCCGCCCCCAGCAGAGGAGATAGCAGCATGAGCGAGAGATTTGTCGAATTTGTTTTAGAACTGGCCGAGTGCAGCGTTTTTGTTGCGTGGGCCACGTTTTGGGCCTTCGTCATGTGTTACTACGGTTAAACCATGCGCCGCTATTTGGTGACATACAAAGACGGGACGCAGGCCGAGGTGTCTGCGCCCCATCACATGACCCTAAAAAATGCAGATAAAGACGGGCGAATCTTGTTTGCTCGTTTGCTGCCTGATGGGTCGGACATTAACAATTTACCCGAAAAGTCCCGTTATTACAGTGGGAAAAACCATACCAAAGGAGAACCAAACAATGCCTAACTGGTGCACAAATTACGTTGATATAAAGAGCGATGATGCCGATGCCATGCTGCGGTTATTGGCAATAATAACTACTTTACAAGAGTCAAAAGACCATGACAACAAAGGTTTTTTTAACCAGATAAAACCTTGCCCTCCTGAGTTGTTAGATAATGATCTGACAACTTGGGGCGGCAATGATGATGAGGCAGCCGCACGAAAAGCTAAACAGGCTGCCATGAAAGAAAAATATGGTTTTGAGTCTTGGTATGATTGGCGGATAGAAAACTGGGGAACCAAATGGGACATTCAGGAATTTGGTTATCTTGAGTATAGCCTTGCGGATGGTGAAATTCATCTGCAATTCGACACGGCTTGGTCGCCACCGCTCCCGATCTATGAGTTGCTGAACGAACAAGGCTTTACCGTCTATGCACAATACGTTGATGAGGGCATGGGTTTTGTTGGTGATTGGCGGGACGGTGATGACCAGTGCTTCAGCGATAAAGAGTCACTACCTGATCGCTTGTCGCACCTGTGGCCAGAATATGACGAAGAGGGGGAGATGGTATGAAGCAGGCGTATGATCTTGTTTGGATTAACTTTGATGGGGTAGTTGAGCGCCACCCCTACATGCGAAAGCATGTGGCGCAAGCAATTTGCCATTACAGGAAAAACAAAAGCTGGATAGATGGTTATGTGGTTTTGAAGCATAATCGGGGCATTGGCATTTATGATCGAGACATGAATTGCCTTAAATTTTTTCTCAAAAGTGAGGAGTCTCTTGTATGGTAAAGCTATTTGAAGTGAATGTTTACATTAAGCGCAAAACCGTTGTGGCGGCTAGAACCGTTGAGGATGCGCTCGAATTGGCAAACGAACAGCCTGCCTATGAATGGGAGACTGAACAGCAACATTACGAGGTCTTTGAAACATACGAGGACAACCCACGCGATGACGAGTGAAGAATTTGTAAATTGGATGGACAAAAAGAAATTGACAAACGCAAAGGCGGCTTTTCTTTTTTATGTCAGTCCCAGAACCATCACCAGATGGAAGACTGGCCGCTCAAAAATTCCAAAGGTCGTCGAAAAACTTGTTTCCACCTTTGCTTAACAATGACCCCCGCGAGGAGAACCACCAACTCGCGGGGGTTTTTCGTCACCCATTTGGAAGGGTGCGAAAGGCTGTTGGGCAGTATATAGCAGCTTCATGTCTTGCTGTCTCTAGCCCATGAATCTGAAGCACATCATTCCAATCTGCGCCCCTGATATTGGGAATTGCTACTGTTAATTCATATTGATCTGGATATGTTTTAGCTAGATGGTAGGCCAGTTTGTATGCGGATAACTGGCCGACATAATTGTGGTCGTTGTCGCCAAAGATAATAATCTTTTCAACCATCTCTGGCGGTTGCCATTTAACCATAATGGCCGCGCTGATCGCAGCCCAGACAGGAACATCAAAGATCGCTGAGGCTGAAAATGCTGTCTCAATCCCTTCTGCTATTCCAAGAATGTTCTGGTATGGTTGCAGACGAATCGCAGAACCATCTGGGATTGATCCCGACATAAGCATCTTGCGCTTGTTGATATTTGGCGCGGTTCCATCTGGGTCAATGTATGTTCGGTGAATTGACACTGGCTTGTTCTCTGGGTCGGACACTTTGGCGATCATGGCGTGATACGGTCTTTTTTCATCAGGATGCCACAAATCAGTATGCGTTCTAAGCGCATTAGAAGCCCAATGGCGGCCAGTTCTGTTCTTCAGGTAGGTTGATACGGAATCACCCTCTCGAACCGCCTGTGCGCCGCTCCATGTTTTATTGAGCGCCTCTTTTTTTTGAGCATCCGTCATGCCTGTGGTGTCTTCTGGTTTTTTATAATCCACTTCCCCTACCACCTTTTCAATTTCCTGTATTGTCTGCTTGATCGTCCAGTTGTTGAACATCGCCACCAGTTGGACGCCTGATCCTGCCCCGCATTGGTTGCAGTAAAATGTCCCTCTGCCTTCTTTGTTGTCCCAGAAGTAGCGATCCTTGCCGCCGCATATCGGGCATGGCCCCCGCTGCTTATTCAGATAGCGGGTTGCAATGCCAAACTGTGGAAGGATTCCATGCCACTTCCCACGCGCTGCCTCAATCACATCGCTCATCGGAAAGCCCCCAACGCCTTTTCCTGCCGCTTGCGGCTTTTAATTTGCAAATGCTTAACCATACTTTCGGTTTTTGGCGTCCACGGCAACGGTGTTTTGACAAATTTTTTATCGGGAGGGATGCCGTATCTTTCTATAAATTTGTGATATGCCCAGCCTCTTTTGTATTTTTTGTGATTCGCAAAAGAAAGTAATTCCCTATAAAAATCTTCCATCTCATTAAATTCATCATCAAAATCATTAAGACCGTCCCCTGTTAACTCCACCAAGGCGCCATCAGAGTAGCGCACACCAGAAAGCGGCTTTGGCTCAAAACCACAATTTGGGCACACCCTAATTCGCGCTGGCTTGAGAAACGTGCAAGATGGACATTCTTTCGGCAACGGCTCTTCGCGTTCTTTGCTGCCGCTGCTTGTGGCCTTTTGCCCATTGTTTAATTCATTGTGGTGTATGTCCGTAACAAATCCAAGGCGCAGAGTTGTATCGCTATGGTCAAAGATCAAACAATCTATTTTGCCGTCTGCCCGCCGCAATCCACGCCCAATAATCTGCGTGTAAAGCATTTCGCTTTTTGTTGGTCTGGCCAAAATTAGGCATGAGATGAATGGAAGATCAACACCTGTCGTTAAAACACCGACATTTGCGATCATCTTCAGATCACCACGGCGAAACTGGGCGAGAATATCATCCCGCTCATCAACCGACATGGTTCCATCCATATATCCGCAGGCAACACCAGCAACATTGAAAGCATCGGCAATGTTTTGAGCATGAGCGCGATTGACGCAATAGATGAGGGTTGGTCTATCCTCCCCTTTGGTTAACCACGTTTCCACAATATCAGCAACAAGCCTAGCTTTGTTCATGGCGTTCCCCAATCCCTCTGGGTCATAATCGCCAGCGATTGTTTTAACGTCACTCAAATCTGGATGGCTCGGCGCAAAAACACGGAACGGAGACAGTATGCCTCGGTCAATCAATTCTTTCGTGGTCGTCCCAACAACTAATTTGCTATAAAGTTTGCCAAGACCTTTAGTCCAAGGCGTGGCAGATAATCCAATAAACGGAACATCAGCCCATTCAGGGTCATTAAACCATCGGTTGTAAAGTTCAAATACTGTATGCGCTTCGTCTATGATAACAAGATCGGCTTTTGGAATTACTCGGCGTGTCAAAGTTTGCACCGAACAAATTTGGACTGGCTGTGTTTTATCGGTCATCTCGTGGATGCCCTGCATTACGCCAATGTCGTAAATGCCATCCTGCCTGAAGCTGTCGATGGTTTGGGTGATGAGGCTCAAGGCTGGAACCGTGAAATGTATTCGCTTGCCCTTGCCGAGCGCCGACCGAATGATGGCGGCTGCTGTGGCTGTCTTGCCTGCTCCAGTCGGCAACTGGAACATGATTCGCTTGTGTCCGTCAGCAAGGGCTTGGCGCAGGTTGGCGATGCCCGTCTCTTGGTAGTCCCTCAGCTCGCGTGGCTGGCTCATCCGTGGCTCTCCTACTCTTACTAATAACTAAAACCCCTCCTGTTGCTGAATAACTAAGATCCATTCCATTCCATTCCATTCCTACGCCTACCATTATTGGATCGGTTATGGACTGCTCTTGTAAATTTCTCAGATGGTTCGTCGAACCGACCGTCGATGTTTGGTATTTTGGATGGCTGCGGCTTGTCAATACGTTGGTGTCTGGCCCAACCATCTATTTGTAAATACTCGATATTGTCAACTTCATATAATGTTATAAGATCATTCTTGGAAAGCTCTGATAACATTCTGCTTATGGTGTCAACAGTTAATTCGTCAGATGGGAAAATCTGCGCTCTGATCTTCTTCGGGTTGGCTGTCATGCGCCCCTTGTCGTCGGCAAAATTCCATAGCCCAATGAACATGAGCCGAGCAATCGGCGAACATTCCATGACTTGTCCGCTAGTCCAAAATTCGGGTTTAATAGTCCTTATACGGGCCATTGTGGCTCTCCAAATTGTATATATGATATGTGGCATATTCTGTGATTATTTGGTGTCGCTTATAAACACACCATGATCTAACAGGTTTTTAACAATATCGTCTGTAGCCATTTTACATAACAGTTTTGAGATTATCATCTCAAACTTTTTATTGTCTGCCCGCAGCCTTTCAATCTCGTTAGCGGCCTGTTCATAAACATCGGCATCAAATAAATTGTATTCTTTAGCCTTTCGGCATTGTTCAACAATGTCCATCACTCTTTCTCCAATGCTGTTTCCAATACCGTATCTGTAATAATATTGACTTTTTTACCGTTTCGTATGTTTCTCTGTCTTCATAAAGACCGCAATTCCAACCGAATTTCATTCCATTTAAATATTGCATATCTGCATTGGCGTCTTTCTTGTCTAGTTCACTTTCCAGTTTCTTAATTTTTGCCCTAAGCCGCTCAATCTCGTCAGCGGCAACATGGTTCATAGTAGGCTCAACAATCACAGATGATTCTTCGGGCCAGCCATATGTGGGGCGGTAACGCCGCAACCTCTCAACAATGTCCATTATGCCTACCCTTTATGCTTATAAATGATGTAGTTAGCTCTATAAACTTCTGGGGATATTTTTTCCCATTTGCAAACATCAAACAAATCTGTCAACGCCTTTAACAATTCTGTTTTTTCACCCCGCAGCCGCTCAATTTCCTGCGCCGCCTCTTGGTCAAGGTTGTCTTGGCAACAGTGTCGATTCATCAACCGTTCAACAATATCAGCCATAATAATCCGCCATTTCTGCCGCTTCAATTAAACGGTTTTCAAGATCTTCCACCTCTTCCTTTAATTTGGCATTTTCTTTCCGGAGCCGTTCAATCTCGTCCGCTGCCTGTTCATAAACATCAGCGTCAAATAAATTGTATTCTTTAGCCTTTCGGCATTGTTCAACAATGTCCATCACTCTTTCTCCCCTAGTGCTAAAATTATTTGATGGCGGATCAAATCAAATATTGCGCTGTTTGGTGTTAAAGGCATATCATTCGGCATATTATCAATGCGAAACTTAATTTCGCGCAATGCTCCCCATACCCGTTTGTTTTCCTTCCGCAGCCGTTCAATCTCGTCAGCGGCTTCACCATACCAAGATGTGCCACACATAGGGAAAGATCTTTCCAAATCTAACAATTCACGCAACCGCTTAACAATGTCCATCACATCCTCGCCAAAACCGCACCAATTAAAAAGCAAACTGCGTAAAATGTTAGCGTCTGCATGTCCATCACTCTTTCTCCCCTAGTGCTTTAAGGGCATCTATAATGTAAACAGGTACCCATCCTTCAACAATTTGTACCGCTTCGTGTAAATGTCTTTCAAGCAGTTCGACCCGCTTACGCAACCGTTCAATCTCGTCAGCGGCTTCTGTTTGAATTTCTGGGCTTTCGTAATACCCAAACATGGTATTCTCACTTCGCAACCGTTCAACAATGTCCATCTTCATCCTCCTCCGGCCCAAGCCGTTGCACAATAGCCTGTGCCATAGTTAACCGCCCATCTTGGCGGCCTAAAAAATAAGCCTCAGTGATAGCTTTCTCTGTCAAACCATGCTCATCAATAAAATAAGCTGGCACATTGTCTTGCGCCTTCTTTAGCTTCGGGCTTGTGAACCATGCTTTACTGCATATTTGCCGTATGTCGCGCTTCAGCCATTTGATCTGCATCCGCGCCTTTTCAAGATCCGTTGCGCCGACCATCACACTTCATCCTCCCAACGCAAGTTAAGCAGCAAACGCATAAAAAACCGGTGCCACAAGTTAGGTTTTTTCTGAAAAGCAAACCGCCAATGTCCTATGCAATAATATCCGACTGTCGGCGGCGTGGAGCTAAACGAAACTCCATAATCACCAAATCTCATTATTTCATTGCCGTCTAATTTAAACACCGTTCTTTCTCCTTTGTAACCGCTCATCAATAAAAACTTGTTCCAGCATATACCAGCACGCACCAATCCAAACGGCGCAGAACAAAAACACCAATTCAATGTCCATCATACACCCTTAAAACTTTCTGCGTTCTGGCCATTTTTCAGCCTCACGCCTACGCTTCATTTCAGCCGCAGCCGCCCTTGCTATTGAATACGGAGTAAAGGCTCTACGGTAATGTTCTTTGCACCACGACGACCCTTTGACGGTTGGCTCGCCACAGATCATTCGACCCTCACCTTCAATCCACTTGCATTGTGTGCGATGCGAATCAATCAAATCTATTTTGCCGTAGGAAACATCCTTTTTCGCTTCGACAAACATTTTATCCAGATCGTAATCTCTAGGGGTTGGGCTTGCCTGCACGGATATGGGCCTTGGTGCTGAGGGCGCCCTCGTCCTTGGCTTTGCTGGAGCGGGTATTCTTTTGTAGACACCCATCACGATCTTACGTCTATGCAGCAAGCCTATGACTGAATTTCTGGTTCTACCTTTTAGCTCCATCGCAATCTCAGAGGCTTTATAGCCCTTCTGAGCCATCTCAATTGCTTTTTGTATCTCGCCTATCGTCCACGGTATTTGGCGCATAATATTTCCTCGCGTCTTCACCCATCATTGCCGACACTTCGGTTAGCAACGCTGACATATCCATACCAATGATTACCTCTGTGACGATAAGATCAACCGCCATCGAAAAGAATTTTCGAAACTGATCCTGTCCCATCGAGGCAAAACTAATGCTCTTGGTCTTGAACCAGACCTGTCCATCATGCCAAACAGTCTCATCGACATAACCAAGCCTGACTTTTAACCATTCGAGCAGTTGTTCTGGGCGCTTGTAATGATCGTGATTGTCCACAACCAATTGTAAAAGCGCCCAAAATAGCCGGTGTTGTCTAGGGCTGCGGGAACGCGATACACGCACAGTTAGGTCTGCACCCTCTGGTATGTCTAGCAACATTTCCCTATCAATTTCGGTAACAGGTTCCAGAATTGCTAGCTTACGCCGCATGATAATCGCGTCCCCGCTCATTACGCTGCTCCACCCCCATTGGCAGCAGCGTTAACCTGTGCTTGCGTTTTGTTCCATAAATCAGTGATTCCCCATTGGTGTTCATCAATTAACTGGGGCTTTACATCGCGCCAGTTTGACGCCCATGTTTGCAAATCTTGCTTACTTGCACACTGCCCAAGCTCTTTTACCATAATGTCAAACATCTCGGTGCTTTCTTTTGGGCTTAGCTTGTTGACAGGCTGGTTCGCTGGCTTGGGCTGCGCCTTTGGCTTAACACCCTTAGTATCAATATCCTTGGTGTCCTCGCCGTCCGTGTCATCCTCACCAGCAACACCAACGATAGCCGACAAAGCCTGCCGCTTGGCGTAGGTTAGAGCCGCACCCATTTGCTGGTGTGTCCCCATCGGGCTGACAGGATAAACACCCTCAATCCATTGTCCGCTTTCATGGGTCAGGCGCGTATGCAGGACAATACCAGTTTCGGTCACATCGGTCATTTGCATGATCGAGACGCCATTTTTGGACAAAGCTGGACGCACCACGCTCAGCACCTCACCAAGATCTGCATACTTGGATTTGAAGTGTGGATTTACCCGATTAAAGGATGGGTTTTTTACTTCACCTTGAGCCTTCGCTAAAGCAGCGGCAATAAGGTCGATTTGTTCAGACGTCCTCATTTTCAGTCTCCTCAATTCTCTCTAAAATGGACTGCACGACATGGGTCAGAACGGCAATTTTAAATTTCTTAGGCGTATCCTTAAACCACCCACCAAAGCTCAATGATATTCCCGTTTTTTTGTCCTCTTCTACTTCAAAGCCAACAACGGCAATGAGATTAAAGCCCTTTGCGGCCTCAATGGTCAGTTTATCTTCTTCTGTCATTTTGCACCTTTAATGGTTATAGCGCCTGTGGATGATCTTGATGCGATGATGCCGTGGCCATAAGCCTCTTTAACATCAGGCTCGATTAGTTCTTTTAATTGTTTCTTGGATGTCTCGTGATCCTTTGCTGCCTTCTGCGTTTTAAGAAAATCAGATGCAGCAGACGCCCACGCATTGTTGCCGGTCATATCAATCTTGCGTTCGACAGGTCCGTCATACTTTGGTGGTATAATCACTGGTGGTATTTTGGATTGAACGGCGTCCCAAAACTCTGTTTCAGCAGCAATGAGCGCTTCGGCGTAGTCATCATCCATTGGCACGGGGATAGCCTCCCATTTGTGATTGCCAAAGAACGTGGATAGCACCGCCTCATTCATGCCGCAGCAAAGCATATTGTGGGTCATCTGTGCGCGATACTGCTCAAAGACAAGCTGGGCATTGGAAAATGCGTTTGTGTGTTTGCCATCCCAGACAATCTTGTTGTCAACCAGACCGTCCAATGTGCAGCTCATAAACGGCAAATCCATATTGATTCGCGTTTCGTTGCTGTTTGTCACCTTTTTCCCAGTTTGCTTTTCATACCAAAACCGATTGAATGGCTCAGTATACAAACCCATTTGGACAGGTAGCACATCGCTAAGGTCATCTGGTCCAATTTCGCCAATCTTCTGGCGCCATAGATTGAGGATCTTAACATCGTCGCCACTCATAATGATATTGGCCTCAGAACCACCAATAACATTTTGCCTAAACTCTTGCTGCTCTTTCGTTAAACCTAATTGCATTTCACTCTCCAAAATGCGCGTCATAAATAAGGACTAATCCGTAGGCTACTACGCAGGCAAACGTCCCGCAGAATACGCCAAAAATAAAATCACCCGTCATTCTGTTGCTTCCTTTAAAGCGTTGCTCAAATGAGCCACAAACGATTCTTTGTCGCCTGACCACATGATGATAACTTCGCTAAATGAGATTTGTCCCTTGTTGTCTTTTGTATCGACAAGCAAGTGAAAGGCCGTGCGGATTGGGTTGGTTGGTAATTCACGCATCTCAACGCCAAGTTTAATGACGTTGGTAAAATGGACTGTTGCCATCGTGGTTCTCCTTTTTCAAATCGCGGGGTTGCGATTTATTTTTTTTATGCTAGTTTAATCGGCAAATCAAGAGGGAAAATTCACATGGCCAAAAATAGATTTGCAGTCGTCGAGCCTGAAAGGAGAACGATGGATGGGATTTTGTTCTCATCGAAAAAGGAAATGGTTCGATACTCTGAGCTAAAATTATTAGAGCGGGCCAATGAGATAAGCGATTTGGAACTGCAACCAAAGTGGCCTGTGCATATCAATGGAAAACTGTTTTGCACCTACACGGCAGACTTTGCGTATAAGAATAAAGACGGAAATGTTGTGGTTGAGGAATTAAAATCTACGGGAACAGCAAAGGATGCCGCATACCGCCTTCGCAAGAAAGCGGCTGAACTTTATTGGGGGATAAATGTCACTGTCATTATTAAGTGAGTGGTTCTTATCAAAGTCTTTTGATGAGAGGGTTGCGATATTCTGTATGGCGCCATTGGTTTTTATCATCTGGTGGAGCGCTATAATACTTGTAAAAATCACTATAACCAATTGGAGTAAATTATGATTGATACCGCAGTTGAAGAGCTTGTGGATAAAATTGGCGCGGTGTTGGACGGCCAAGAAAACGCCATTGCTGTCCATGCCCTGATTACGTCATTGGCTGTCTTATTGCTTATGTCTGTTTCGCCATCCAGCAGAAATACTGCATTGGTATTTATCGTAAAAACTTTGCGCGAAATGGTGAAAAATGGAACTAACGCAGAGAAAGCGAGGCTTCAGTGATTACTGTCCATCTCACCGATTCCGAAATAATGATTTGCAGGCTTATCGGCTCATTGCGAACGCTAAATTGTAGGGCGTCGAACGTGGAACAAAGGTATTATGCAACACCTAGCGACGACATAACGGGCGTCATTGGCGAATATGCTTTTGGCAAACATTACAATCTTTTTATGGATATAACTGTCCATGCTCGTAAAGGCGGCCATGATTTTACGGGCCAAAAAAAACAAACAATTGACGTTAAGTCAACAGCTCGCGCAAATGGTAGGCTTATTGCTCCAATTTTTAAAAATGAAACAACCTCGGATGTTTATGTTCTTGCTATTGTGAGCGAAGAATTAAAAATAGTTTCGCTAATAGGTTATGCCCACAGGGATGATTTTATTAAGGATGAAAATATCACTGATCTTGGGCGTGGACCTTGTTATGTGCTTTCAAGGGAACACCTCATGCCTCTTCCAGTGAGAGAATAATGATCGAAGATGTGGGAACAACAAAGCGCGGAAGACTTACGCAGCGCATGAAATTATCTATTTGGGAGCGTGAACATGGCAAGTGCATGATTTGCGGCTCCAAATTAACGACTGGCCGGTTCATCTTTGAGCATGTTCGGGCCTTGGAATTGGGTGGTGAAGATACAGAGGAGAATATTAGATTAACATGCCTTGGTTGCGCAAAAGAAAAGACGAAAACAGATCACAAGACGGCGGCGAAAGCCAAACGCCAGAAGGCGAGTCATCTTGGATTAAAAAAATCACGGACGCCGCTTCCAGCTGGGAAGAACAGCAAATGGAAGAAGAAACTAGACGGAACATTGGTATTAAGGGAATCAAAATGAACCATAATGACATTCTGAGCAGCGCCATTAACATCATCCGCGAACGCGGCAATGAATATGGGGACATTGCTACGAACTTTACCCGCACAGCTGATCTTGCATCAACTCGCCTTGACAAGAAAATATCGGCTTATGATGTAGCCGTCATTCTGTCTTGCTTGAAGCAAAGCCGGTTAAGCCACGACAACACGAAACAAGACTCGTGGATTGACCTTGTTGCCTATGAGGCTATCGCGGCGTCATTGGCTAACAAAAACTTTTTGAATGACGTTATCCTTGCCAATGTTGAGTCACGGCTCAATGATATTATTGGGGTTAAAGATGAAAATTCTTAATATCATTGCTGTAGCACTGAGTGTTACACTTGCTGGATGCTCTGTAACTATTCGTCAGGGTGATCCGCCGAAACAACCGCAAACATTTAAGGTAGAGCCAAAATGACAGAGCTAACAGTAGATAGGGTGCGCTCTGCTGTTAACACAGCAGCCCCAGCCGTTGTCGTATCAGACTATATCAAACTGCTTGATAAGGTTGGTTTTAGGGAAGTGATGGCGACAGATGAAGAAGCCATGATTGCCCTTGGGTTGGATCACGCAAGCACCCTCGCCAGAAAACTAAACCACCTTTACACCTATGGCCTAGCAACCAGAAAAAGGTTTATAGAGCATAGGCGTGGGCGATCTGCGTATTGCTACACTCTTAAAGATGGTGAGTAACATAAGCCCCCGCCCGCAAGCGGGGGTTTATTGTACCAAATTAGACAATGGCGCGAACGTGGGTTTTTTCTCAGGCACAACCCTGTTTAATACGCCCCTTGTTTTGACCATGACATTTTCAATTCTTGCATCAATTGAATCTAACTTTTGCTTGCGATCAACTGCCGACAATTTGTCATTTGCCCTAATTGATGAGGCTTGTTTGCGTAATTCAGCAATGGCCTTATCGGACTTTTCCATTGCCCCAACCGGACCCTGTTTCCATACAATTTTGCCATTTTCTATTGAAGCGCCCAGCTCTTTGCCAAGCGCTCTAAAATCAGCACGAACCTTTTCGTCCTTTGGATTAAGCTCCAATTGACGCTTTGCGTTTCGCAACTCATTTACTTTTTTGTCAACCTCATCATGCAGTTCATAATAACGGCGACCTTCGCCTCCTCCCGCAGGCGCAAATCCCTTAACAATTGGTATTTTTTCAGCCGGTGTTGGCGTGCCCTCAATGCTGTTTTTGGCCCAATTATATAAACCAGAAACAGAACTACCCAATCCACCAGTCATCCATTTTGCAGAATAATCAATCCAGCCGGGGTAAATATCTAAATTGCCGGGAATGACTTTAGACCCACCCGTTATCTCATTCAAAAATGATGCAATGCTGATTGATGCCTGTGTGTTTGTGGTAAAATACTGTTGAGAGTGTGGAACACCTTTGTTGTATTCTGTTTCTTTTGGAACGATTGGCGCCTCTGTAGGAAGTGCCTTATTTGAATACATTTCGAAAAATGGATCAACAAGGCTGGGCATTAACATATTCCAAATTGAGCCACTTCCCAACGGGTTGAAAGCATCAATAGTATTCATCATGACATTGTTTGCTGCCGTCAATGGTTTGACTTGCCCAGTCAAAACCATAGCCATTTGCTCACCCAAGTAATATGGGATTTTTAGCGCAAACGCCAAAGGAAGGATGCGAATGTAATCTTTTTCATTTGGCCCAGTTTTTACAACAAAATATCCGCGCCGAATATATTCAGGAATATTTGAATAATTCTTTTTCCATTTATCTGCTGGATCATTGCCTGATACAGCAAGGTTCATAAGTGTCATAAAGAATCCAAGGGGGACCAAAGACGCATATACCGCGCGCGCACGTTTACCAACAGCATCTTTGCGTGACAGCAGCTCTAGCATTTTTGCAGATCCCTGCACGTTTGCATTATAGAACATATAAAGGCCGTTGATGGCAGATCCCCAAGCCCCACGCCGATTGAAGTTTACGGTTGATTCCCGTGCAAGCGATGATGCCTTTTGATCTGAATACCCAACATCCTTTGCTGCCATAAACACCGCAAGACGGGTGGCGTTTTCTAAAGGTTCAGATATTTTATCTATTGCGCCCAGCGCTTTTTTAATAACGCCAAGAGTGTTGTCTTTTGCTTTTTGAGGCAAATTGCTCCACGTCAAGGGGTCAACACCGCCAACAAGGCGTTCTATTTCCTTGGCAATAGTTTCCATTTCCCTAAAGGAATTGTAGCTTATCTTGCCACCAGACAAACGCCACTGATCGTAAATACCAAGCTGTTGCGGTGTCGCTGTTCCCCCAGCAACACGAATAGCCGTCGCCATAGCGGCTGGATAATTTGCCAAGAATTTTTTTGCCATTTCAGGGCTTTCATTGAAAGCGCTAAATAACGCTTCTTGAAAGTCGCGCGTGACGTTTGGAATAAAAAACGCTGGGTTGCGTGTTGTTGCTAACTGCGAAAAGAACCTACCGACCTCAGCAATCTTTGCCATATATGGCCCAAGTTGGGATGCGCCCAATTTGCGATATGCTTGAGCCAAAGGAACATTTTTCAATATAATGAAGTTTGTCCTGCCCCCAACTTTTGCAACAACTATGTTGTCGCCATAGCGTTGCGACATATCGGGAACATACTTAACAAGACCATCTTCACCAATGATGCGTTTTTTAGGCAATTTATTGACTTGCCACAACTCATCATTAGGATTTGCTTGCGCCAACCGCAACAATGCCTTTGCCGCCCTATTTTTTTCAACTCGATAAATACCTTCTTCGGCCTGCATAATAGCATTTGCAAGCGGACTACCCGAAATAGATCCACGGCCTAACGCTGTCTTAAATTCTTTACCCGATACCGTTATGCCACGCCCAATATGCGGAATAAGATTATCCTCTTCAGCATCCCGTTCGGCAAAGCCACGCAAAGGAACGTAGTATTTGTAATTTTCGTAGCTGTCGTATGTAGCCTGATCTATCAAGCCGCTATCAAGACGCCGTTTATTGTCAGCCCTAATAATATCATAAACCATTTGGGCGGCTTTTTCTAATGTGGCTTCTTTGCCAGCATCACGAAATTCTTGAATTAAATCATCAGCCGTTTTATTCAAAATGCCCGAACCACCATCATTGCCAAACCGACTTGGGTCGCGCTTTGCCATTTCGGCATTACGTTCAGGCGCGTGTTTTGCCAACAAAAACAAATCCAAATCGTCTTTAGAAATGTTGTTTTCTTTCATAAAGTCAATGATCGGCTTAGCTTCTTTATCGCGGAAAGTTTCTAGTCTTTCAGAAATTCGCCCCGGCAAAAGGCTTTGCGCCATATATGCGTTAAGAGTATCTGGCAACGGACTACCACGGCCAAGCTCAATCTCCTGTTGAACCGAACGGAGATATGTAAATTCATCTTGCAGCAACCGTGTTGCTTCAGCAATTTTTCCATATGCTGGCGCCACAAAGGTAGCTGTTGGTTTTTTTGCAGCCTTTACTTTCATGCCATTGGCTTGATTCATGGCATTTATTTTATTAATTGCCTCATTTCCAAATGAAAATGCACGTTCCTGCTGCAATTGTTTGCCAATTTGATTGGCCTCATTCATTGCGCGGCGAGCAATTTCCCCAACGTATTGGTTGCGCATAAGGCTTTCGATATTTTTGTACCCGTTACCAGCAAGCCAGTTGCGGACCCCCTCGATAAATTTAAGAACTTTATCAAACATACGGCGCATAGCGCCGGGGAGATGTATTTGGTTGGGATTAACGCCAGCATCTGTATACAGCCCATAAAGCTCATTTGAGTAAGCCAAAAGCTCATGCAGTGGCATTTGCTGTATTGATTCTTGTGTGTATCCATTAGACAACAAGAAATTGCGCAAACGCGGTGCGGCAATTTCCCTCATCCTAATTTCTTGCGGGGTAAATGCACCCGCCATGTCTAGAACGTGATCTGCCTCGTGATACGTTGTCGCGGTTGTTGAGAGCGGGTCAAGCAAACTAGAAACAACCATACGGATTGCGCCTTGCTCACGCGAAGTAATACCAGCTGGAGCGCGTAAATCGCCAACCAAGCCAGACTTACGAGCCTCTTCAACCGTAACGTCATTTTCTGTTAATGGACGCATTGAAACTTCAGCAAGATTGCCCACAACACGTTGCGCAATATCATATACATTTTTGGTTATATTTTCGACTTGTGATACGCCGCGACGCACCGTTGCCGGTGTAAGGTTCATTGAGGCAGAGCGAACGGCTTCATTGCTAGTTTCAAATCGAGCGCCAAGATCCAAAAGACGCTGCACCGCCTCTTTAATATTAGATGAATATACCTTTGTGGACATATTTGACCGGCCTGAGCTGGTAAATCCACCGGTGATTTGCATCATTTTGTTATCTAAATAATACTTTCCACCCTTGTCTTTGGCGCGGGGTGTTATGATGGTATATTCTTTAAAGCGAGGATTATACTGAAGCATCAAATCATTATTTGTGCTTGTTACCGTATTGGTTGGCGATGTTGTCAGAGCAACAATCATTTCTTCTGGCGTCTTGATGACGGCCTTAGATTGCCCAACGGCTTCATCCATTGTTTTAATGCGAGACGGCAACATAATGCCTTGCCGCACAACTCCATCAGCGTCAGTGAAATTGATGATCTGGCCCTTACCAGACAGAGCATCAAAACCTGAAAGCAGGTTGCCCGTGGCAATAATTCGCTTTTCCCGCATACCGGATGTTGCAAGATCATCAAAGCTCTTAATCAATGACTCTGGCGTATCAGCCCATCCAACTCGTGCAATGCTTGTTTTGCTATCGCTTTCACCGCCTATTTGAATTTGCGACAATGGGATATTCATAATTGGATTGGAAGAAGGATAGGCGATGGCTGCTTCCCAGCTACCAAGGGCCAATGGATTTTTGCTTTTGCCTTTTTTTGCAAAATTAATAACTAATCCTTGGTATGTTTCACCATTCTGCAATTGCAACCGGATACGACGTCCGGGAATTAAAATGTCCGCTGCATCTTCAAACGCACTGCGCACCAAGCCCAGCCGTGACGATTCTTTTTCTAAATTTTCTGGAGCTGTATCATCCAAAATGGCCCGCTCATATGAACGAAATTCTTCTTTTGCGGCTTTAACCGTTGCAAGATGAGATTGTTCAAACGCAGTTTGCATTTGCTCAAGCGCCCGTATTGGATTGTCTCCTGCGGCTATTTCAGACTTTTGAGCAGCAGCAACGCGATCAATTGCGTCAGATGCGCTGATCGGCTTGCCCTGTTTTTTAATGTCATAAACCGTGTAATTGACAGGCTCTGTGAAGGGGCTAGAGCTGTCGCCCTCTTTGACAACCCGCGTCTCGATTGGCCTTGCGTCAAGATCCAAATTCTTCGCCTCAAGAGTATTGATACCCTGCGCTTCTAATTGGGCCATCATATCGCTATAACGCGCTTCTAATTCGGAATACACCTCCTCTTGCTGGCTAAGTGGCAGCAATGGGATGCGTCCGGTCAATTTCCGCATCAAATCCGCATTGTCCGCGCCAAGACCTTCCTTTGGCTCGCTGACTGCAACATCCAGTGCAATTTGCAAATCTGGGTTATCAATAAGAAACTGACCAGCCACATGATCGCCGTACTCATTGATAAAGTCTGGTACATTTTCCGCCTGCAACGCACCCTTGCGCGAGGCAGTTGTGTTTGCGCTAAGAGATGCCATTTTCTTTTGAAGAACAGCAGCTGGGCGTTTTTCAGCTGGAATATCTGCAATTAGTTGCGTGTAACGTGGCACAACAACCTGACCTGTGCGGTGAACGCGGCCAAGCATTTGCATATGCGTGTCGATATTCCCTTCTGGTTGCACAATAATCATATTGCGCGGACGCTGGTCTTTAAATTTCTCACTAGCATGAAGTGATAAGCCTGTAGCGCCAGCTTGGTTTAGAATAATGGCATCTATAGTTCCATTGTTAAAATCATTGATGGTTTTAATTCTTCCCTTGGCGCCAGTTTCTGCACTTGAACGGCTTGAAAGAGTCGGCACAGGGCCTGAATAATTAACCGTTGTGCCGCGACCGGTAATTTCTCCAACTTTATAACCTGCCTTTTCCATTTGATTGCGAATGTAATCAATCGGAGAAATTGGCATACCGCTAAAATCTAAGCTGTCTATATAATTTTGGATGCTTTTATAAAAAGCGGTAACTTGCGGTCCAAGCTCTTCATCGGTCAGGTAGTGCCTAACGCTCCCCTTCGTAAATGGCTCACGGATGATAATTGTCCGAGTGCGATCAAGATAACGGTTAAGCAGATTACCAAAATCTAGATTGATGGGCGAACCAGTAGCAAGACCCTCTTCCTCGGCAACATTATTAAGAAATGACTCCATTGTATTGGCTACCGTAAAGACGGGCTTTTCACCGTTTTTCAGTGATTCAATGGCTTCTTTTACAGCTGGCTCAACTTTGGACGCCAACAACATTTGGTTAATCAGGTTGTGTAAAACAGAAGTAAAGTTCGACGATTCGGCCCCAGCACCACCCGTTGACCGATCTGGGCTTGATCCTTTCGCCTCTGCTTTTAATTCCTCATCCATGCGTTTGGTGGCAACTTTGATTGCCTTTGAGAATTTTTGAATTTGTGAAATTGCGTTGGAGAAGTTGTCGTATGTTTCTCTATTTACAGGCACAACAGGAGCATCATACCGAACACCGGCAAATGATCGTTCACGGCGAATGTACTGGCCAGCCCTTGCAAGCATGGTCGCAACAATCTGTTGCATTGGAACGCCACCTTTTGAGATAGCCTCTGCCAAAGCATCAGGAGAATCCACCGCCTTACTCATGTCGGTTTTGTAATACAGGTCCATAACATCTGGGCGCTTTGCATACGTTGCCGATGAATAAAATGTTGCGCTTGAGTTGCCGACAAGATCACGCACATATTGAGCGCGGTTCATGCCCTGTCCTTCAGCGGCATCGGTCGATCCACCGCTGCCACCTGCATTGTGACTTTCGTCCAAAATAAGAATTGCGTTAGGGGCAATGGCTTTCAAGAACCGTTGGCGTTCCGTTTCCTTGCCTTTTAACGTCTGCATCTGGCTATAGGTGGTGAACACCATATCGTAATCACCGATCTTGCCATTTTTTGCCAGCCTATCCAGCAAAGCATTATGAGACTTTGCATCACCTGTCTTAAGATATTTCCCCGCCTCAATGTCCAAAGGAACATTTCCAGAAGCATTGGTAATCAAAATCTTAGGCTCTTTACCGCTCGTTACCTGATTGATGCCAATATCGTTCATGTCACGATACATATCGCCGTAAAGATTTGGCTTTTCAGTCACAAAAATTGGAATTTTGTTGTTGTTGATAGCATACCGAATGATAGCTGCGTTAACGCGACCTTTACCAATACCTGTTTGATCGCCAATAATAAAACCGGCGTTCTTCTCAAAATTGTCAATAGCAAGGCCAATTGCGTCAACTTGTTCAGCAGAGAAATATTTGCTCAGGCTGTTAACAGGATAGTTTAGGCGGTCTGCAACATAGTTATCAATGCTGCCATGTTTGTCTTGGATGCGTTGCAAAGCGTCGCTAATTGATTGCCGCATATTGACGGGAACAAGAGTGCCTAAACCCTGCGTTTTTTCAGATTTGGGCGCATAAGCAACCTGACGCTCTGTTTCCGTTTCCTGTTTTCCTACTCTGACTGGGCTGGGAGCAACCAGCTCATCGAGTCGCTCGGACTGCTCCCGCTTAGCGCGTTCTGCAAGTTCTGCTGATTGAGGAGAAGGTATGGGTTGTTCAATACCACCTTCTTCAGAAACTCCTCGGTCGGATCGAACGCTGGATTCCCCGACAGGAGGCTGTTCGACGACAGCTGGTTTACGATTTGGCTCTTCTCGTATTCCTGCTGGTCTTGGTTCAGCTGATTGAATTGCTTGCGCAGGTGCTGCGCTAACTGCTCCCGTAACTTCATTTTTCAATTCCCCTTTAACATCATCCCATGTATTCAAAACCCGTGGCGGCTTGACGGCGGGCAACGGCAACGCGGATTTTCCTTCCCCATCAATAACTAAAACATCAACCGGCCATGCCGCACCTTGGCGCTCATATAATTTTCCAGCCACGGTAAAATGATCTACGACATTGTAGTTTTTATAGAGCGTCAGAAAAAATTCTCGTTTGGCTTTTGCATTGTAGGCGTCTGATCTTGCTTTTTCAGTGGTAGCAAGCGGCGATACGCTTCCAATAATGAAAGCGCCACGCCCGTTTTTTTTCATTTTATCAAGAGTGGCAAATGTAATTGCATGGTCAATTTCGGATGTATTGTATCCGTACTGAATCCAATCCATGTCAAATGACTTAGTGTCACCCTGTTCAGTTTTAACCGTTCCAAATGGCGGGTTAGCAATAACCACATCGAATTTACCGTCAACAAACGCCGGATCTGATGCGTCTTGTTTTTTAGGCTCAAAACCCAAAGCCTCAAGATTTTCTCTGCGCACCCGATTAATTTCGTTAACGACTGTTTTCTTTGGGTTGGCTTCCATGACCAAGGCGCCGTTGCCAGCAGTTGGTTCAAGCACCGTTACATCCTTGTTGATACCAGCAAGGCGTGATGCAACAAATGCCAACGGAAGGGGCGTTGAATATGCTTGGTTTTTAATACTTTCAGAAGTTCTTGTTTCTAGCTTTGGTTGTTTGTTGTACAAATCTAAAAGCCGGTCATACTTTTCATCGGTTGTAAGATTTTGCCCAACAATCTCCATTGCCTCTTTTACAAGGGCAAGTTCCATACTTTCTTCAATAAGTTTATTATCTTCAGTGCCAGTCAATTCTTTTGCAATTTTTCTTGCTTCTGCAATTGACTTGAAACCTTCACCTTTTAGCCTTTGCTGGAAAGCATCGCTTAAAGTCTCAAGGCGGCGAACAGGCTTGTTTTTGTCTGCCTTGTCTTCCTGCTTAACAAGATCCATTAAATCTTGTTGCTTACTGCTTTCACCAAATAATCCATCTGGCTCTTTTTGTTCAACTTTAGGCGCAAGAGGTTTTTCAGCGCCACGTTGGGCCTGTTCTGCTTGGCTAATTTTTTCAGCACCGGGAATTACGAGCTGGGGTTTGCCTTCTGCCCCTTGTTCAACTGAGACTGGGCTAACTGCCTGTTTTTCTTCGCCAGCTCTTTCAGCTTCCTCTTTTTGTTCGGGTTTTGCTCCTTGTTCGCTAAGCGCTCTACCCTCTGGCCCCATTCCCTGTACTGCTTGACTGTGCCGCGCATTGTCAAATTCCTCTAATAATTTGTCGTAGTCATCATCTGTATTAAAATCGCTCTTCTGGATAACGCCCGCATCATTATTTTGTTTTTGGACAGCAAGGTGCCATGCGTCTTCTGGATTATGCCCTATAGCCATAAAGTCCAACGCATCTTTTACCGATTCATCATCATGAGAAATGGCTTCATCGCGCATAAATTGATAAAGATCTTCACGATCTTTTTCTCGTTGCGCCAAAAATGCTTCTTTTTCGGCTTTATCAACCTTTTTTTGTGGCGGCGCAACACCCTCTGGGTAGATCCTTCTGGGGCTGCTCAAGTCGCTAAACAAGCGATCAATTTCGTTTTTCCCTATGGCCTGATCTTTTAGGTCTGGGTAAAAGCCCATTTCGACCAAACGAGTAATCGCATCGTCGGGAGAAATACCATTTTTATTATACAGACCCATTGACTCTAATTGTTTAAAATCAGGGTCATTAATGCCGCCCAATTTACGCACAGCAGTAGTTAATGGTGTTTTTTGATATTCACCTTTTTGTTCTACTTTTTCAGGCGCTGGTGGTTTTGGGTTAATTTTTTCTTGAAGCTCTGCAATGCGCTCAGGCGGCGTGTTTTGCAAAACCTGTTCTGCGTCCCGCAACGCAGTTGCTGTTATTCTGTTGCCTTCAGCATCAAATGAAGATTTTTTATATGCCTCTAAAAGATTTTTAGCATCCTCAATCTTTTTTAATTCATCTTGCGCCGCTTTTACTTCTGGAGAAACAATAGGCGCAACTGGTTCTGGTGCAACAATTGGAGCTATTGGTTCAGCTGGTGCAGCGGGTGCCACCTCCTCTTTTACCTCTGGTTGCTTTTGAGCGCCAACTTCTGCAATTGCCTGCAAAGGAGGAACGCCCTGTTGAACCAATTGAACGGCAGCTTCTGATGGAGCTGGTGGGGAAATTTCATTTTGTTCGCTTGCAGACAGCGCTATTGGCTTTGCTCCAGCCTCTTTGGCGTCTTTTAACTCGGCAGCAACTTCCGCTGGCGACATTTCAAGAATGTCAGCAACAGAATAGCCAGCACCCTTTAGCGTTTCAGCATCCTCCTTGCTAACGGTCGGAGCAGCAGGAGGCGGGGGAGTAACCGCCCCCTGCGCCTCGACGGCTTCCCTCTGTGGAGTGGGGGAGACAGGAGAGGCCGGAGCTTGCTGCTGTGCTTGCGCAACAAAAGGAGATTGCAAATTAAATGGCGCGATTGTAGGCGGCATCATTTGCGGTGGCAATTGTTGTTTGCCAGCGTTTCTAAACGCTTCATAGCCCATATGGGCGCCACCAACCGTACCAGAGAATAGCGCACCAGATAAAGACCCGACAAGCATGTTGTTGGCGACGTCTTTGGTAAGTGTTGTATCTGGGTCATTTAAAAGGTGCATTTGCACAGCATTTTGCAAAAGCTGTTGCAAGCCTTCCTGCACACCCTCTTCACCTGACGAGGCAGCAACCATCCCAAGCCAACGAGTTAAACCGCCGCCGCTCGCATGTTCTAGGCGCTCAAAAAATCGGCTGATAGGCAATGCCTCTGTGGCGCCAATTCCAAGACCAAGTGTAAATGTTGTCCATTTGCGCCAATTTTGATTTACACTTGGGTCTTCCTGTGCGCGTTGTTCTGCTGCTTGCCACATTTGGGCGGCTTGCGGCAATGCGCCACCCACGGCAGTTGCGACCGGCAAAGAAAGCTGAAAACCCTTTGTCAAACCTGCGCCTGTTAATGCAAATGCGGCAGTGGATGCAACCCCTTGCACAACCTGCTGACCAAGATCTTCTGCTCGTGCTGCATCGGCATTAAATTGAGTGCGAATGGCCTTTTTCATATCAGCATCTTGTTTGCTGATAGCATTTTGAATTTCTAGCTTAGGATCAATTTTATCTCCATAAACTAAATATTCCATCAAACTAACTGGTGACGTCGCAATACGAGCAACAGCCGTTGCTGTATCTGCGCCCTGTTCTGCAATCGCTTGTGGGAACCTTTGAACCGCAGCATTAAATCCAGATTGTGTAATTGCTTGTTGCGCCCATTTAATTTTATCTGCGCGAGCTTTATCAATTTCACCCTGCGCATCTTCAATCGTGCGCCCAATTACACGCTCATGTGCATCAAGATCTGTTTTTTTAATCTTCCCAGCTGCATACTGGTCGCGGTATCGTTGAAGGCGATCTTCTAGCGCCTTCTTATTTTCCGTCATTTTTTGAAGCGTTTCATCGTAGTTTTGATTTGCTTCTGCCCTACGTTCAGCCGTTTCGGCGGCCATAACGCGGCCCGGCTCTTCTTGTGTGGGGGCAAGTTTGCCAGATGTACGGAAAGGAAGATCTTCTTTTGCCTCACCCTCAAGCATTTGCATGACGGGTACGCCAGCTGCTTTGGCGCGAGCAATTTCTTCTTTTGTTGGCTGGTAAGGATACTCTTCCCCAGTTTCTGGGTTTTTGCTTCCCTTTATTTGACCTATTGTTGATTCGCCAGCCCCCAGCAAGGGATTAACAATAATTGGCTGTTGTACCCCGTTGGCCTGCTGTTGATATGCGGATGGGCGCGGAGGTGGTAACGGCGCATTGGTGCGCTGCCCCTGCAATGGACGAACCTGCTCCATAACTCTTTGAAACGGTATTTGCTGGCGCTGGTAATTTTGTTCTTGCTCTGTAAGCTCAGACCGCATAGGCGCAGGAATCTGCGGTTCTGTTTTTGGCTGTGCCGCAAGTTCTTCTTTGGTCGGCACATAAGGCTCAGCAATACTTAAAGGGTCGCTAAATTTATATTGTTGCTCTTGCGGCTGCCTTGGCTCGTTAACGGGCACAAGTGTAAATTTCGACGTTGGAGCAGCCGATTGTTTGGTATCTTCGACAGGAACCAAAGTAAAACTAGCCATTTATAATACTCATTGATTAATTTTAATTTCGTTTTTTTGGCCGTCTTTTACAACAAACCATTTTCCGTTTTCCTGATAGGCATTAGGAAACTCTTTTTTGATCTGTTGTTCAATTGGTATTTGTGGTTGTGTCGCACTTGCCGGCCTTGCGTTTGATTTTTGCGCGCCAATAGTTGATAATTTACTTTCGCGCTCCGCCTCAATTGCATCTTTTTGCCTTTTGGCCTCTGCAATATCTTGCTCGGAGGCAAGTGGATTTTGAATAATACTATCTTGATTTTTAACTAACCGATCATACCTGCGATTTATTAAATCTTCATTGCGAAGATCCCTGTAAACCGACAGAGAACTATCTTCATCTCCTTTTTGAGCCTTATAAGCATCGAGCATTGCTTTGTACTGCAATTGTTTTAAGTTGTTAATTTTGTCTTGCGCTGACAATTGTTGTTGTTTTATTTGCGACAATGGCCCCTGCAACTGATTAGCTGCATTTGATATACTTTCTCCAAAACTACCGGTGCGGGTAGGAGCAAGAAAACCCTGTGCTAAAGCAAGCCAAGTTGGGTCAATTTGATTTAAAACACCACCTTGAGGCTTTAATAGTTGTTGCTGTTGCGCAATTTGATTGGCAATTTCTTGCTGATAGTCAGTTGTTGCCTTGTCCAAATCAATTGGCATTATTTCCTCCGTCCACGGCTAGAGCGGCGGTTTTTGTTTCGAACTTTTACATGTCCGCCCTCGGCAAATTTAACGCCAGAAAGCGCATTATAAAGGGACGCAGCACCGGCAATTTGTGAAAGCGGAGATGCTGAATAAGTGTTACCCGTTCCGGTCGTTGTAGTATTTTGAGATGTGGAATATGGCAAACCACGGACAAGGCTGTTAAGCATAGACAGTTGTTGAGCTGGATAACCGCGCTGTTCAAGAAAATCTTGATAGGCCAAGTCCAGATTTTTCTGACCCTGTTGCTGCTGCGTTTGGCCAACAGCTTCCAGAGCAGCAAGGTCTTTAAGGTTAACGCCCTGTCCGACGTTGGCCAAATTACCCAACTGACCAGCTGCTGACAATTGATTTGTTGCTGTTTGTGATGCAAGGTTGCCAGCCACCTGCCCAAGACCTGCTTGACGTGCCAAGTCTTGTTGAGCCGCTGTCATGGCCTGACCATAGCCCTGATTCAGCGCTTGGTTTTGCGCGGCCAAAGTGCTTTCTTGTGTGTCTCGCAGCGCTTTTCCAACTGCTGCTTGTTGCCCAGTTGAGCCATATTGACCGGATCTAACAAAGTTAGCCATAATTCCCGGCGCTAAATTCTCGGTCAAATTACGAGTACCAAGCTCACCGATCCTATTTACAACATCCTGTGTATATGGATTCATGTAGTTGTTAATCACGCCCGGAACAGTTTGGTTTGCTTCGTTTAAATATGGTTGAGCTGCCGCGCTTGCATTGTTGTTTGCAACTGCATTTTGAGCGAGGTTGATTCCTGTTTGGACAGGTTGATTAAACGCGCCTACAGATTTGGATGTAAGATCAAAGGCTGCGGTTTGTTCAGGAGAAAAGTCGGCAAGGCGTGGTTGTGTATAAGCCTGATACGGCTCCGCAGCAACAGCATTAGCACGGTTAAGCAAGCCGAGAGTGTAGTCGGACATAAACTGCGGGATGCCGGTAACGGTTGACCCATAAGTCGTCGTTGCCGGTGGGGGTGATCCCTGAAAAAGAAAATCAAGAACGCCCATTTTATGCTCCCTTTATGTACGAAAGAGGTGATTTGGCATTTGGTGCAAATTTGCCCTGCGCCAAAGCTCCGCCCTTTTGCTTGCGAATCTCGCGCCGCATTTCATCCAGTTTTCTGGCTCCAGCGTCAGATGAACCATCGCCCAGCATAGAAACTGTTTGTGCGTCCATAACATACTCGCCATCAGATAGCGCAGCTTTGATGCTATCAGATGTTCCCGTGCCGCCGCCGCGCACATACCGCCCTTGTGCGGCTGTTACAACGCCGCTTGTTGGCAATTGGTTGTTGTTAAAGAATTGTGATGCCGGTCCGTAACCATAACGCTTTGTAACGGTTGGATTGGTTTGCGTCCGGTTAAATTCAACATTCGACAATTTGGTTTTTTGATTACTATCAACCGCCTGTGGCGCAACTGGCTGGGCAGCAGGCGCCTTTGATCCAGATAATGCCGCACCCAGCAAAAGCAACGGTGCGGCCTTCATCAAAGAGCCGCCGCCGAGCGAACCTAAAATGCCGCCACTTGAAGAACCTGCTCCGGCAGCGTTACCACCCGTTACGCCAGTCGCATCAGCAATGCTTGCATCCCTAACGCCACCAGCAGTCGTTGCAGCGTTTGAAGCGGCGGTCCCAAGGCTTGTGCCACCAGTCAAAGAGCCAAGCGCATTAAGTGCATACGGCGTTGCTGCGCCCAAAGCGCCATACGTCAAAGCCCCTTTGGCGCCACCTGTTAAGCCACCAAGGCCCGCACCCAGCAATCCAGAACCGAGGGCTTGTGAGGCGGTTGTGCCAAGTCCAAGGCCAAGAGCATCGCTAACAGCAGAACCAGCGCTGCCCAAAAGATCGCCGCCCAGAAGGTTAGCGCCAACAGTGACAACGGGAGCAACCCAATCGCTAAACCAGCCGAACTGCGGAATACCTGTTTTGGGGTTAATGCGACCGGGGCCAAATTTTTGTTTGATAAATTCATATTCTTCTGGGTTAACGTGAATAAGCACCGTATCACGGTTATCAACCGCTTGACGCACATCCTCAGCCTTTTGTGCAAGGCCGCCTTTAGCATACCCATGCCGATTGGGTGGGGTAAAATCTATGCTAATAGGAATGGTGCCGTCCATAACGGTCTCCTTCAATTCGTCGCTTGCAAGAATCGTTCAGCCCATTCACGCCAATCATCAAATTGGTCTGGATGAGGAGCGAGTCCCGTCCATTGATTATTAATCAGTATAACAGCATTTGCCCATTCTTTCCAATGGGCAGGATCATCTAATTTTTCGGTAAACCCACCATACGGCAAAAGAAATGGAACCATCTTGTCGGTCCACTCCATAACGTCCATGCCGATGGGGTTAATTCCGATCATCCCAACACCGTTCCGTCAGCTTCCTCAATATGGGCCAAGCAAAGCCCCATTTGGTAATTTCCGCCCACCGTGTTGCTGATAAACTTAAACCGCATTTGACGCCGTATATCTTTAAAAAATACAACCTGCTCTTGCGGGGTTTGTGGCGTCTCAGGGAAAACCTGTGGGTCTGTTGTTACCTCTGGCGCCCTTGCATTGGCCCTGCCAGTAACCTCTACCGACATATCACCAGATTGAACAAAATCAGGCTCAATCATGGCGATGCGTAAACTTTTGTTCTTTGACTGTTCAGCGGCAGCAATAGAAATATCCGACGTCACAAAATAGGACAATATAGGATTAATTTCCTGACCGGCTACCTCATCGACGCCATCTTCGTGCCGCCACAAACTATATCCAGTAAGGCTGTCTACGTTAATTGAAAAACCAGATCCACTTCCACCAAGATATGTGTTGCTGCATGTTAAATTATCTCCAACGGCGTATCCAGATCCACCATTTACAATTGTAACAGCAGTTACGACACCGGCAGTAACCGTAATATTGGCGGTTGCATTTTGGCCCTGCGCCGATGTGTTATTTAACAATGGAACCTGATAATACGTCCCGCTAACATAAGATGAACCGCCGACAAGCCCAGTCACAGACAAGACAGAATTAATTGTCGTATTGCCAACCATCAATGGATATTGATAGATTTTGGCATATTGCGCATCGCAGCGGCCTTCGTTGGGCAAAATGGTGTCATACCAGCAATTTTCACGCACATTAAGGATAACAGCGTGTGTACATTCGGTTGCATCACCAAATGGGAAGCACCACCAAATCTCACCCCAACGAGGCACCTTAAAGGCATAAACTTTTTGCCGCTGGTCATAATTTAAATTATCGTAAAACCAGTTGATATTTAAGGAGTTTGGAACCTCGCGCACAACGCCGTTGTACATCAAGAACCTGTCAATACCGGCCCAATAATATACCCCATCATATTCAATTACGCATTGAGATGAAAGAATTGAGCTTTCATCACTTACGGTATCAAAAGAGAACCAAACGTCATTAACGCCGGTGTAGGTCATACGAATTAGGCTATCTAGGCTCCACAATAGCCCAGCGGGAGAATTGCTTGGACCGCCGCGTGTCGGCATCCCATAAACAATTTTTTGCGAAGTTACGTTTGCGGCGCCGCCACCACCGCCAGTTGTCCAATCAGTTGGATCACCGGGGTTAGACCAAGCAACATATCCAGAGTTTCCGTATGCGACAACATATGGATGCAACACACAAATACCACCGGACACAGAAGGCGACGTTCCGCCCAATGCGGTGAGAGCTGATGTTCCAGTAATTGCCCCAGTCCAAATCTGCTTATCAACCGTGCTTGATATGTCATTAAGATTTGGTGCGGCATGAGCAATTAAAGCAGATCCCGTTGTCACGGGGTCAAACAATGAATCCATCGTCCACATGTTGTTTGCATCGCCAGTATATGTCGATGGCGTTCTATCTGTAATAGGGCTTGCTGTTCCGGTGGGCATGTCAACGGTCAAGCGAGTAAGATAATTTGCAGACCCAAAATGCCCATACAAAGTATTATCAGCAGCAAATGTATAAATGCCGCGCGATAATTCTGGCAAACTTTGCGATATTTGGCGATAGCCGCCCATTTTGCGGGGCAATCCACGCTGGAACCTGCACCATTGTCCATCAATATAATAATCGCCTTGCAGCCGCGTTCCATCCCGCTTAATGCCAGCAAGAGATTGAATATGGACTGGACGAGTAACCATCAGCCAAGACCTATCGCAAAAGCTATTGCAGATTCGTCAGTTTCAGATTTGGAGTAAACGTCTAATACACCACGAGCTGTTGCCGGTGTGGATGACTGGAATACACCGATACCTGTTGACCCACCGCCCAAGTTAATACGGGCGCCGGATGCAGATGTTGCGCCTGTGCCGCCATCGGCGATTGAAACGGGTGTGGCAATAGAAGCCGTAGAAGCATTAACGACACTTGTCCCATTGCAGTAAAGAATGGCGCGTGTGTTTTGCGGCACAGCATATCCGGTTCCTGCCGCAGTTTTAACCGTTAGCGTATATGCACCTGTAGTCGCGTTATCTACCCAATACTGTTGCACTGTTGGAGGAACAACCACGTTAATGTTACCCGACAGTGCGCCGGTGAATTTATATGTAATAAGATTCTGTTCGGCTGTTGATAGCGTGTATGTACCCGATGCTGGCAACGCAATAACGGTATAACCAAACGTAAAATTAACATTCTGGCCAAAGCCAATTGTATAATAATTTGTTCCGTCGCAGAAAATAATGCAACTTTCCGTTGGCGCGACTGCCTTAGTTGCATTGCCATCAATTTGTGTTGACCCGGGTGGCGTTAATATAACTGTACCGGTTCCTTGGTTGCGGAAATTAATAAACCAATCGTTACCTGCCGTTGCTGGATCTTGGAAAGTCAAAACACCCGCGCCGCCATTCCACAGCAAAACACTGGCTCGGTCAGCAGAGCTAGTTGTATAGCTTGATCCAAATGTTGTTACAGGCATTGATTGGTTTAGGGTTGTGTTAATAGCCCTTAATCCATATCCAGCAAGCGACCCCGCATTAGCCGATGAAACACCCACGCCGTATTGCAACACTTGCCACAAGCCAGCAACGGTTGTGTTATCGGTCACATAAACTTGCCACAACTCGCCAGATGCTGGCGCGCACAATGTCGTACCCGTCGCATCCTTAACGGTAAATTGATGCACCCCAACATTGTTAAAAAGAACAGTTTGGCCGGTCGAAACAAGGTTTGCCGCTGGCAACAATACGCTTAGGCCATTTGATTGAGGTTGCACATCAACAATGCTTGCTGCAATAGGGACGTCAACATTGGCATCCAGCGGCCAATACAACTGAGTGTCTGCAAATATTGAAATGTAATTAAATGTCACTTCGCTTGGATAGATGGTCGATCCACCAAAAACATTTGTATAATTGGTCATATTACGCTCCCGTTCTTACGGTAGAACGATCAACAATCTTACGCAGATCTTCCTGATTAATGGCATTTTTAGAATCGGAGTAAAGCGCCTGCCAAACCTGAATACGTTCATCGTTCTTCAGGAATGGTGTTGCTTCAAGCAGTGTTGCATACAGCAACATTTGAGGGGCATATTGTGTCAGCCAATTCGTCTGATTGGTCGTTGAAAGCAACGCAGGCAGCTCGTAATAGATGACCTCGTATGGATAGGCCAAGTCGGGTGTCGGCCCAAACAACCAGTTGTTGTAATTATAATCCGCATAAAACTTTGGCTGATCCATAACCGATTCATCTGGCCAATAGTTGCGGATATACTCATACGAGCGAGGGAACATCGGAGTGCGGTTGTTAAAGTTTAAACCTGTTCCATAGTTAATAGATACTGTCATCCTCCAGCGGTCTGGCTTAGGATATACAGAAACGCCGGGCTGCATTTGAGCCGTCGTGACAACTAAAAAACCTTGGATTTTTAAATCAACAGCGCAGCGCCGTTCAGCAAGAGTAATGAGCCTAGGAATTTGTTCATAAACTAAAGGGTCGGTCGCAGCGCTAAACCCGCGTTCAAGGTAGCGCCGAACGTCGCCCTCTAGCTCATCAAACGTCATTCCCGTTTCGCTGGTCATGCTGAAAATCTCTCGTATGCCTCAGCCAACTTTACATCATATTGATTCTTAATGTAAGCGGGTCCATTATAATGTTTGGCAAATCCGGCCCAATCCAGTTGCTGCAATTCATCCACCAAGCCCATAGATTTGATAAATGCGGCCATGTGTCGTAGCTGGTTTGCCTCGCTTTGCTTGGCTTCTTCAACCATCTCTTGAACAGACTTGCATTGTGCAGCGCGAAAATTGCTGCCCATGATCTGGCCCAGACCCCATGATGTTGACTGCAAAGCAGCGTCTTCATCTATGGCGCAAGCAGCCTCAATTTCCGCATAAACTGCATCAGAGCCTTTAGGGTAAGGCTTTTCCCCCCATTTTGGGTATGCTAAACCCTGTTCAACCGCTTGAGATTGTTTATCAGGTGCATCAGAAAGAAGGCGGTAAAAGTAATGCCTCTCAAATAATGCTTTGGGACGATTTGCATGGTCAAATCCAGATCCTCCAGTTTCAACTGCCAGCACAGCGCGTAGTGCCGCTACCGGAACGTCGATAACAACTGCTACTGCTACAATATCTGCATCTTTTATTTTTTCTCCGGCCCCCACAAAATCCATTATTTTTTATCCTCTGCAGATATATGCTGGTGAGCAGAACCAAAATAATACGATAGAACCAAAAATACAGCGCTGTCCAATGTACCAAGCAAGCGGGCTACAAGTTCTCGCATAGATGGCTCGATGACATTATGAAGCATAAAGTACTGAACAACCCCCCATAAAAGAACAACGGCAATTGCCAATAAGCGCGGGGTTAAATCATGCGTCATAATCGCATAGTTGCGGGCGTTTGCACGATCATCGGCCGCAATTCGTTGCAGATCTATATCCAAGGCCTTCATTTGCACTTTAAAATCTGCATCGACCTTGCGAATGGCTGCTATTTGATCGGGAGTAGCGGTTGCCAAAGCATTTTTAATGTCGTCTTCTGACCCACCGTCATGACCCAAGAGAGCTGTAGACAACGCCTTGACGGCCATACCGGCCACGGGTCCGCCCAAAGCGGTTGCGATAGTTGGTGCGACATTTTCTATTAACTTTCCAAAAACACCCAAATCCATTTTACTTAAGCCCTCAAAAGTATAATCCCTATGGCCAGCATTATACATAACGATAATAGGACAATAACCAACCCTACTTGCCAAAAATTTGTTTAATGTTAGACCAAAACCCAATTACACCGGCCACAGCGGTCCCCAAGGCAAAACATGCTCCCCCAACAGCAAGCATCGTTCGCCAAGATCCCTCTGCATTATGCAAAATACGGAGAATCTCTTTTTGCGTATCTTTAATTTCGCAAACGTCAACCTCTAAGCGATCAACCCTAGCGAGCAGCCCGCCTATAGTTAAACTTGTATCTTCAAGAGCGCTCATAGAGATTCTCCGTATATTAGGCTAGTCAATCATGCAGCATGTTCATCTGGGTCTTGAGGCGCGGGAGCAGCAACCTTCAACTGATCTTCCGCATCCTTTTTGATCTTCGCGATCAAATCAGCAACTTCCGCAAATGGGCGTTGACCCAAAGATGCAAGAACATAGTTTGCTTCATCAACAGTCAGTGTCAGTGTGATAGTCATTATTTACTCTCCAGTTTTGCTATACGAGTTTCAAGGGCATCAATTTTTGCGACTGCTTCTTGTAGGGCAGCAACAAGGTGTGGAATTATTTTCCCGGGATCAACACCTTGTGGTTTAATTTTTCCTTCCTCGTCAACAGCATCCTTTTCGCCGATAACAGCAAGAGGAATTATTGCTTGTAGTTCGTGAGCAATAAATCCTTCGCCTTTTTCTTTATTAGCGACCCAATCATAAGTTACAGGTTTAAGCGCAGCAATAGTTGCGAGGCCAGTTGTAAGCGGCTGTACGTTTTCTTTAAGACGGTAATCTGAAGATGTGGCGTATGTAGTTGCACCAGATGTATTAGTTATAGCACCGGATGCTACGCCGTTATAAGTAAAATATGCTGCGTAAGCAGTACCAGTTGTACCTGTATAGTCTGACCTATAACCAATTGAATTTCCGCCACCACCGCTAAAAATTGCAGAATATGCACTATTAACAGCCCCGCAATTGCTAGTAATTTTACCGGAATAAGATGCCGTTGTCGTCCCCACCAGCAGATTGCCGGAGCCGTCAATCCGAGCGCGTTCATAAATAGAACCGCCGCCAGCCCCAGTTCGGAATAAAATATTGCCGCCAGCCCCACCAGTATACCGATTTGTAATGGCAAATGAATTGCTGGAAGTTTCTTCTGATAAAGCAAGCATTTTGTAAGTATCAGAACCGCCAACAAAAACATAATCCGTAACCGCTGTGCTACTGCCAGCAAAAGCAGATGTCAGTTTCCCAGCAGCACTTGTCGTCCCCACGCACAGATTGCCGGAGGAGTCGATACGGGCGCGTTCGGCTCCAGCAGATTGAAAAATCATGTTGGAATATGGATTAAGCGTAATGTTACTTCCACTTTGAAGCGAAGCAATAGTGAAGTTAGCACTAGTATTGTAAATTTGTGTGCTAATGGTTCCGCCTTGGCAAAGATTTATAAGACCGCCATTGGTTGCGTTGTTAATTTGCAGAACCGTATAACCAGTAGCCGCTGTCGGCGATGTCGTCCCAATCCCCACATTGCCGCCAAATGACGAATTACCCGTCCCAGAGACAGTCAAGTTATTCCCAACCGTCACATTCCCGCTGCTATCAAGAGCGAGGTTGTTTGTGGCGGAGGCTGAGTCTTTTACGACCGATGCTTGTAATGTGCCGCTCATGATTATGCTCCAACCTTCGCTTTAAGGGCGGTGACTTCTGCGGATAGTTCTTGAATGGCAGCAACAAGATGAACAACAATTTTGCTGTAGTCTACGCCTTGCGGTTTTATGCTTCCATCTTCATTAACTGCGTCTTTTTCTCCCGTTACAGCGAGAGGAATGACGTCTTGAAGTTCATGTGCGACAAAACCTTCACCTTTTTCATTAACGCCAATCCAGTCGTAAGTTACCGGCTTTAACGCGCCAATGATCGTCAACCCATTTGTCATCGGTGTGATGTTTTCTTTTAACCGATGGTCTGATGCAGTTACATAACTGACAGTTGTCGCTCCAGTTTGAGAAATAAAACCAGCACTACCATTGCTACTGTTTGTAAATTGCATAAAATATGTGACAGTAGCGGATGTATTTTTTATATTTATACCATAAGTGCTACCGCCATTAGCAATCATACTTAAATATGAACCACCAGTTGGAAATAAAGATGATGTTCCAACGTATAAGTAGCCATTGGAGTCAATACGCATGGCTTCAGCGCTGTATGTTGCAAAACGAATTGTTCCGGCGTAAGCACTCCCACTTCTACTGGTCATAGATATGCCGGACACATAACCTGCACTAGAGCCAGTAGAAATTTCTACTGAAGCGTCATCAAAATAAGTATGTATGGCATAAAGACTGGTCGCCCCGTATGTTCCCATACGGCCTGTAGTCAAATTGCCAGCTATGTTTAAAGTGTTTCCGGATGTTGCTAATGAACCTCCGGATATGCTTAACCTGCTTGGTGGCGATGTCGTCCCAATCCCTACGTTGCCGGAAGTATCAATACGCATACGTTCTGCGTTATTAGTAGCAAATAAAAGCGGGTGATTGGTGGATGTGTAAAGAACGCCCCCAACAGAACCAAAAACTGTGCCAAGGCCATCGGAAAGCAAATTCACACCAACAGTGTTGTTGTTTGATAAAATAGTTAAAAGAGCATTTGAATTAGTTGCTGTTGATAAATTCCGAATAGCAATTTGCGAACTTGATGAACCTGTATTTCTTACAACATCAATAGCTACAGCAGGGCTTGTTGTCCCAATCCCCACATTCTGAGACGCATCAATATACAACGCATTTGTGCCAGCGGTGGCTACAGCGTAGGTTGTGCCAGTAGGAAAATACGCGCCAGTGTTGGAATTGGTCGTATTGCTTTCCGCAGGTGCAGATGCCGAACCAAGAGGGTTTTGTATACCCGTTGTGCCGTTCAGGACAATTGTCATGTCTTATACTCCAACCTTGGCCTTTAATGCGGCAATGTCTGCGGCTTGTGCGTCTATTTTGGCAGCTGCTTCTTGAAGGGCAGCAACAAGATGAACAACGATTTTGCTGTAGTCTACGCCCTGCGGTTTTATGCTACCATCTTCGTTTACAGCATCTTTTATACCCGTAACTGCGGCAGGGATAATCTCTTGCAATTCGTGAGCAATAAAACCTTCGCCTTTTTCGTTAAGACCTATCCAGTCGTATGTTACAGGTTTTAACGCGCCAATGATCGTCAACCCATTCGTCATAGGTTGCACATTTTCTTTTAAACGGTAATCAGAAGATGTTGCATAAGTCGTTGCCGCAGCTTGTACATAAATTGATCCGACTTGCGTATTTGACGGATTACGAAAATCAAGTGCGTTAGTGTTATTTACATCAGATTTATAATAAATGCCTGAATTATAGCTACCGCCGCAAGTTAACGCCATTTTATAACCTGCAACAGTGGTGCTAGTCCCCACCAGCAGATTGCCGGAGGAGTCAATACGCATACGCTCATTGGTGCCGTTGTTACGAAAAACAATTGCACCCGCATCACACCAATCAAAATATAGATTGTTGTCAGAAAACCCAAACAAATGGAACCCAGCGGTAGAACCATTATAAGTTCCCGCATAATTTGGCATTGCTTGTTGTGTGGAATATGAAACTCCGTTTACCGTCAACTTCATGCCAGAAACAGGCGATGCCGTCCCAATCCCCACATTCTGCGATGTATCAATCGTCATTGCAGTCGTGTTATTTGACTGCAAAGTTAGTGCATTGCCTGTGCCGGAGTTAACCGTCTGGATTGTCAACGCGCCAGAGCCATTGTCAGCAAGCAGGTTTGTCCCGCTTGTAGGCAGCGTCAGCGTATTATTGCCAGCAGTCGCCGCCGCTTGGATTTGGGTGTAACCAGACGTTGACCCATTTAATTTAACTGGCATTACACCACACTCCACGTTGAACCGGCGGGGATAGTAATCGTCACACCGGAATTAACTGTAATTGGGCCAGCAGTCATCGCATTGTTGCCGGTCGTAATCGTGTAATCAACCGTAACAGTCTGACCATTCTCATAAAAGATCTGGTCATTGCTGCCACCAACCGGCTGCGGTGGGTTTGGTAATACGTTGAGATAACTGTATGTGGACATTTCCTATCCCCTATTAGGTAATGTTCAAGACAGAGGCAATGACGTCAGCCGAGGATGCTGCGCTTGTTACAACCTTGAGAGCGTCACCGGTTGTTAAAACAACCTTTTGGTCGCCACCTACGGCAACGAATGACTTGCCGATCGGAACCGATGCACCCTTAACGATGTAATAATCTACCGCCGAGCGGGTAAAATAAACATCGCAAGTGATCTGAGAGCCAGATGTATTCGCCACCGTCAGACCAATAACCGTTGTCTGCGTTGCTGATGCAACCGTAACAAGGGTAGAGGCCGATGTGCCGACCGATTTTGCTGCATATGAAGTAAAGACATTTGCCATGTTTGAGGCTCCTTGTACCTATATTATCCTGTTTGTCATCCCAACGCAATTGCCATCGCGACTGCAGTTCCTGCTGGATCTACTTGTAAATTTGTTTGTGCACCAGCAACAGTTGTTGCTCCTGTACCACCGTTGGCCAGCGCCAGTGTCCCCGCAACGGTAACCGCGCCAGTTGTGGCCGTTGCTGGTGTGAGGCCGGTCGATCCAAAGCTGATTGATGATACCAATGAGCTAGAAACGGTTGCCCAAGATGGAGCTGATCCAGTATTGCCAACCAGAACCTGACCAGTTGTACCGGCAGCCGTTACCTGTAACGCGCTTGTTTCATTTCCGTAAATTACACCGTTGCTGGTGAATGTTGTGGCGCCAGATCCGCCAGCTGCAACAGGAAGCGTTCCTGCCGTCAGCGCAGAAGAAGAAGTAGAATAAATAGCGTTATTCGCGGCAGTAAATGTTGATAACCCAGTGCCGCCGCGATTGGTGGCAACAACCACGCCATTCCATGTTGCCGATGTAATTGATCCAGAATAGTCAAACGTATTTGTTGACCAGCTAACATTAGATGGGCCTTGATCGTGGCGGTCCCATGATCCGGCTGCTGTAGAATTAGATAGCAAGACAATTGTTGAATAACCACCCGAAGGGATTGTTGCAATCAGCGTTCCGGAGTTATTGTTGATCGTTATATTGCCGCTTGACTGGTTGTTGTTAAATGAAAAAATAGGGCCATTTGCTAAAGTTGTTGCATTTGGAAGCTGAATAACCTGACCACCAGACCCTGTAACAACGTAAACGGGGGATGATGCAGCTGTTAAAACAATTGGTGTGCCGGAAGCCGCTACGCTTGTAAAACCAGCAAAAAATGCGTTGCCAGCAATGTTTGAGTTTGCATCACGCAATACAACACTATTTGCGCCGCTAGATGCCGTTACGCCTGTACCGCCATTGGCGACTGCAAGGGTACCGGCAAGGGTTATAGCGCCAGATGTGGGTGTGTTTGGTGTTAAACCAGTTGTGCCGCCCGAAAATGTAGACACAGCAACAGACGATGAATTAACCCAAGTTGGAGCCGACGATCCATTGCTTTGTAAAATTTGGCCACTTGTCCCAGCCGCAGTAAACGCATATGCGGTTCCGGTTCCGTACGAAATTGCGCCAGCCGTGGGCGATGCTGAAGCGTTTGTGCCGCCCCGTGCGATTGGCAATGTGCCGCTCGCAATTGCAGATGTATCAATAGAAATTGATGTGTTCGACGCCGCTGTTAACTGACCCTGAGCATTGACCGTAAATGTTGGTACGGACGATGCAGACCCATAAGAGTTAGCGGAAACTGCTGTATTTGTAATGCTAAATTGCGTACCTGCAAGAGTAAGGCCAGTTCCAGCTGTATAGGTACCTGCGCCAGAAAATTGCGCCCATGTAACAGCTGTAACTCCCAACGTGCCGCCCGGATCTACCGTACAAACCCAACCCGTGTCACCAAGAGTAGCGCCTTGCTGAACAAAAACAAACGCAGATACAAGCTCATTCCATGTATCAGCATCGGTTGTACGGGTCCAAGCACCGGCGGAAGCAGCATAAATACCATTTGTTGCCGGAGATGATTCATTTTTAACAAGGATACGATCACCGGCAGTAAGTGTGCCAGTCCATTCACCGCCAGCTTGCGTTCCAAGTCCAGATAACGTGATATTGCCCGTCGTTGCCCACGCAACAGCCGCCTTAATATTTAACCCTTGAGCAACTGAGTCAACGTAAGCCTTATTGGCAATATCCGTATTGCCGGTTGGAGCCGTAGAAATAGTGCCAGTCGTAAGCGTTACAGCATTTATAGTCGTGTTTGACGCGCTAGTAATGCGGCCCTGAGCATCAATTGTGATGGTTGGAACTTGATATGATGTTCCGTACGATGCTGCTGATACACCAGTTGCAGGAAGATCTGCTGCAACAATTGTTCTAAATGTGGGCGTTGCATCAGCGCCAGCTGTAGGACCGGCAAGGAATTTGTGGGATGCTTGTGTGTTGTAAGCAACGGTCAACGTGCCAAACGATGTGATTGGTGAGTTTGTAACAGCAAAGTCTGAAGGCATAGAAAGGCCGACAGACGTAACAGAGCCGCCGCCGGACAAGGTATACCAGCCACGATTACCTAGGTTATCTGTGCCGTAATATTTACTGTTCCCCGGAGAGCTGGAATCGCCAACAAGATTTAAAACAATGTTGGACGATAATGGGCCTCCACCAGTGATTGAGTATTGTCCTGTCACTGTGCGCGTATTTGGAACGGCGTCGGTTATGCCATAGCCAGCAAGAGTTGTTGGCGTGTTAATTACGTCTGTCCAATCAATAACAGGTACGTTTTCACCGATTGATGTAATTTGGCCTTGGGCATTAACAATAAATGTTGGGATCATGGATGCAGATCCATATTCACCAGCAATAACACCCGTATTAGATATAGAAATTGTTGGATTGCCTGAAGCACCATTGCCGTTGGATACAGATATACCGGTGCCAGCTGTAATTGTGCGTGTGGTCGATGTTCCGTAAGTCGTTTGCACAAATAGGCCGGTTGCTCCAACAGCAGCCAAACCAGTCAAAACATTGCTCAGAGGCTGAGCATCCGTAATGCCATACCCTGCTAAAGTCGTAGGCTTGCCAGTAATATCGTTAAAAGCAACAGAAATTGCAGCTGTTGATACGCTTGTAAGCTGCCCCTGAGCATTGACAGACAAGACAGGAATAGTATTTGCCGCGCCATAAGTGCCAGCCGTTACGCCTGTATTGGCAATGTAAAGTGTGCGGTCCTGTGTAAGATCCCCGCCCCCAGCAAGCCCAGTTCCGGTGGCAATTATCCGGTTAGATGGAACCGTAACGACATTGATTAAGCTGCCAAGCGTAGCGCGATAAGTGTTTCCGTTTTGTACAACCATCAACTGGTCGGCAGTCGTCGGGTTGCCCGGAAGCGTTGGCAGCTGCGATATTGGGGTAGGGACGAGATTTGAAGGTACTGTACTCATGGCTTGTAATACTCGTCCTGCTGCTCGTTGATAATAAACTGATTGTCGCTTTCTGTAACAACACCAGCTGGCTGAGTAGCAATATTAACATCGGGCCGATAAAATGGAAGCGTAATTACTTCAGGTTGCCGAGCTGGCAAGCGATATGGATCAAGCTCATCACGATCCTCAAGGCAGACACGCAAACCGGGAGAATTAAGATCTGGATACAAATCAAGAATAGACATTTTGCGGTTGCATCTATCGCAAACCCCAATCGCCAGTGTCGATCTGCCGCGTGTGTCAAGGTAAACTGACATTGTTACCTCGTATACATTGAGATGTTCGGCGCCATCATGAATGGCGAATTATCGCGCTCTTCACTAAATGCCGCTGCCATTTGCTGGGCAGCAATGGGGGCAAGACGGTCAGCCATGCCAATATCAACATCCTTAATCTCATAACACAGCCTGTGCGCCAGCTCCCATGTGATTGCATCAACCCAACGCTGGGGAAGTTCAATAGTTTGGGTCAGGGTGCCAACATCCATGATATGGCGTTGCCGCCAAGTCACGAATTGCGCAAAAATAGATTGCTGATTAGGTACCGGCCATAACCTAGCAATGGGAGCATCCAACTGACGATCCAGCCAAAATTGCAAAGGACGGCCTTGGAAAGTTTTGTTTGGCAGGTTTGTATAATCGTCCTGATTGAGGCGAGCAAAGGGAATCTCAGTCGGGTTACCCGCCACATAAAATTCAGCGACATTAAGAGCTGCTCCGCCTGTCTCCTCAAGTTTCCAATACTGAGCCGCAATCGCCGGATTAATGTCATACCAATTCCATTCCCCGTCGCCATAGGTTACAGATCCCGGAGCCAGAACCTGCGTCCAATTTGTATTGTCATTGGAATAGGAAATGACCAGATCGTAAGTGCCACCAGTCAGCATATTGACGCCAAGCGTCGTTACTGTTTGCGCAGAGCCAAGATTCTGAATGATGTATCCGTTTGGCGTTGTTTGTGTGCAAGCCGTGGAAAGATCATTATCTTCGGAATAGTCAGCAATGCCTTCTGACGCCGTTGCAGTGAAAGAATACCGCGTGACCCAGCGATAATTTGAGTTGAGCAAATCAATCGTACCCGATGGCATGGGAACGTAGCCATTGTTGAGATAGAATGGCAGGATTATTTTCTCAATTGTCCAAAGCTGGATTCCGGTATTGCAAAGAGACGAGATAAGCAAATACAGGCTGTTTAAGGCTGTATCCTGCATCTCAGAAGTAACAGTTTCAGGCGCGACCTTGCAGCGGCGAAAAGCCGTGTCAAGGATGCTATTGGTATTAAAAACCGTTTTAGAAACTGTACCGGAGGTTGCCATTAGCGCCTCTTGGTCCGACCACCCATTTTCATGCCGCCGATAGCTGGCGCTGAAACATCAGTAGGAGCTTGAATTGAAGTTGTATCAGCTGGACCAATCTGGCCGGGCATGGACTGACCGCCAATGCGCGGTCCACCGGTTGCTTGCATAATCTGTTGAGTTTTGCCTTTATCAGACCGCATTTTACGAACGCCAAATTTGCCGCCCTTTGCATATGAAGGTGTGCCGGGGTCGCTCATGTTGCTGTCCATGTCTGAGTTATACCCAGTTTGCTTGCGGACATTGCTGAGGTTTTTCAAAGATTTGTTAAGCTGGCTTGCTGGCTTCATCGCGCTGTCTTGAACATCGCGTGTTGCCTTTGCCTCTTGAGTGCTTTCTGAGCGCATACCGCCTTCAGCATACCCGCCGCGCATATAGCCCTTTACCGTCTTTTTACCAGCAGATCCGGTAAAACCGTGGCATGGGTCAAATGAAAATTCACCATACTTAATCGTCATGGCTTACCCCTTGTGAAAGGATTTTAAGGTTTTTGCCAAACGTGCGCGTTTTGCTACGGTTGGATTGTCGCTGTGCATTGCTGCATTAAGTTTTTTGGCGGGAATTTTTTCACCCATAGGAACGCCAAGAGAACGATGCAATGCGCCTTTGTTTTTAATTGCTCCAGCAATCCAATTACCGCCTTTAGCCATACCGCCACGTTTTTTGCCAATGACGATAGCAGGCTCACCAGCTTCACCCATACGAACGCCGGGAAGGCTGTATTTTTTGCGATCAAAATCAGGTTGGACACTTGATTTGCTTGGAATAAGAGATTCAAGATCTTCTTTTTGTGTTTTGACGGGCATACCACGTTGCGAAGTTGTATCCTCCATGCTTGGCCGAGAACCGCCGGGCATAGCAACGGTGCTTTCTTCAACGCTTGGACGGCTTTCACTGTCTTTGTATTCATTTACTTCTGTTTCAGGTTTGGCTCGTCCCATCATTGGTTTGTTAGACTTAGCCATCTCGGTTGTGTATTTTTTGCCTTCAAAATCAAATGTTTTATCACCCCTATTGCGTGCTTCCGCAAAAGCAGAATTGAAGCGAGAGCGGACAGATCCACCTTCTGCTTTTTTTATTGCTTTACCACCCCAGCAATAATGGCCTTCCATCATTTGCTCTTTTGTTTTAAAACCCTTCATTTGCCCCTCCTAGCAGCGGCTGCGTTGTCAACTAAATTTGGATATGGGCGCCCAGCCTTTTTAGCCGACGCTTTTGCGGATGCTTTCTGTGAAGGAGTTAGCTTTTTGCTTTCCTTCTTTGGATTTTTTGTGTTCCAAAATGCTTTTGCCATGTCAGCAATTCCATGCTCTCAAAGATTTGTTGATACGGCTGTTTGGATCATTGGCAGTTTTTGAAGATGTTAGTTTCTTCTTCATGCCTGACATTCTGGCGCAAAATGAAGCTCGCCGCCCCTCATCCTTTTTGGTTTTAGGATGTGGAGCTGGCGGCTTTAAATTATGTCCTTCAGCCTTTGCAGAAGCGCGACCCTTAGCGTTTAACCCGCCTTTAGGATTTTTACCTTCTGCGCGTTGCCATGCTGGGGTCTTTGCCATGTTAGATCCTATTAGGATTGCGCAACGTAAGTTTTGATGCACTCAAGAACAATAGTATATCGGTCACCAGAGCTTGCGCCAACAGTGGTGAATAGCACATTTCCATTTACGCCTGTTCCAGCATTATTGGAAATACCGCCAAATTCACTAAAGTCCATTTTGTACATTTCGTTCTGGGGAACAGTCACAGCAATGACATCGGTGGTTGCATCCCAAAGGATGTTGACACCCATACCGTCGGTCAAAGCCCAGATTTTATTGATCTTTACACCATTGCAGGCATAGCCAAACTGGTTTGGATTGAGGGCAGAAACGTCAATTTTAACAACAGCGCTCTCACCAGTGCCATCAGAGATGTTGGTGTATTTTGCTATATACAAACGATCACCATCAAGGATCGTTTGCGAAGTTACAGCGTCGGCCATTCTATCCTCCTATTAAAAGAAGGGGGGAATAATCCCCCCGTTATTAGGCAGGAGTTACGCCAATAGCGCCAGCCTGAGTTGCGTTCGGGCCAGCCTGAATAGCAGTCAAGCCAATCGCAATCACAAGACGGCGGGTACCGTTTGCTGCGTTGCCGCTAGGTGCAAATGTACCACGAACGTCACCGGTTGTTGCGGAGGGGGTTGTTGCATCGGCAGCAACAAATGTGCCACCATTATCAGCAACTACGTTATCCCAACCAGTGCGCACAAGGTAGCCCGCATTGGTCACGGCATAAGGAAGACCAAACACGTTTGCGTTACCAGCCGACAAGTTACCGGCAAGGGCTGCTGACACCGCAACCTGAGTGATGGTTTTGAATGTCTTGGTGCTGGTAACAGTCGTTGTGCCATTCAGCGTCAAGGTCTGGGTCTGGGTCTGGCCATAATAATCAGTACCGGTAAATGTTATGGTCTGAGATGTATCGCCAGCGTTTGAAGATACAATTGTAACCGCGCGGGCATAATCAAATGTTGCCACGCCGTTGGTTGCAGAAGCACCGTTAATTGTTGCGTTGCCAGCAGCAGCTACGGCCTGAGCAGCGCAAACTGCTGTTGCCGAAAGCGTGGCAGGAACAATGTCAAAAATGTAAATGCGGCCTGCTGGGCCTACGCCGCGACCAATTTGGCCGGGGTTACCACCAGATGCCCAAGATGCGGTTTGTGGGCCTGTTGCATTGCCCAAGTAAAGATCATCACTCTGTTGTCCCATTGGTCTGCTCCTTGAAAAGTTTGACCGGTTAAAGATGTATCAGTATGCAATATTTTATAGGGTTTAGCTAGTAAATTTTTTAAGATAGTCTATGGCCTTTTGCAAAATGTTTACATCGTGGTTGAATGCTCCAATTGCATTGTTGCACGCTCTGCACAGCAATCCACGAACCTTTTTTGTGTCATGGCAATGATCTACGGCAAGGGAAATTGGACGACCGTGAATGATGGCAGTTTCTGGCTGGTCGCATATCATGCAAAGACCATTTTGCCGTTTATGCTGAGCATTGTACCATTCAAGATCAACGCCATAAGTTTTTTTAAGATCCATATTTTTGCTATAATATACGTTCTTGGCCCGTTTTTTCTTTTGCCATTCACGCATATACAAAGCGCGGTCTTTTCTTGCTTCTGAACTTAATTCAGTTTCTTTCCAAAAAAAATTATGGGCTGACCAAGGTTCGCTTTTATTTGGCCTATAAATTTTTGCATGGTCAGATGGTTTTTCTGGTATTTGTTTGACAAAAGACCAAAAATCTAACCAATCGGCTGGAATGATTTTTTTATGATGCCTAATTAGGCCGCACCAAGATTTATATGATGGGTGCTTTTCTCTTTCACCCCAATCACTTGGTCTTGTTTGCTGCGTCGTACCATGGCGGGCAACGCGCTTTCGATGTTTGTCGCACAGGCCATGCGAGACGGCCTGTGCTGTGCAGTTATGAACGTAGCATTTCTCTGGCATGTCATCCTCCGTGTTTTACCACTTATGGACTGATGCCAGAGATTTGTCAACTAGAGGCCGGCTGTGCCGTAAACGCCACGCGGATCGGTCCAACCGAACTTATAACGCTCGGTTGCCTTGTAACGCATGGAGTCAGTTTCAAAGTCGCCTTCCATGCTCTTTTCGAGCGGACGGCGCATCAGCAACTTCAAGCCTTCCGGAGCGTCAGTCTCAACCCACCAAGCGGTGTTAGAAGTCAGACGGGACAGGTTAGCCTGACCGCCGGGCAACTGGTTGGACGAAACGAGCGGGTTGACGTCGTTGTTGTTTGTGCCGGTACGGAGAGCCG